TCATATGCCTCAGCAGCGGTTTTACCACCCTGAGATGGGAGTTGTTTACTCTTAAATAATTCTTCTAATGTTTGTGCCATATTAACTCATTGCGTATGAATTTCCACCAACTCTTTCAACAGCAGCTGCTACTCTGGATGTTACTTTTTCACCATCCATATAAACTCCTATCTTACCTGAGAGTAAATCAGTTCGTAAACCTTTTATTTCATCTATAAGTAGTTGGGTTTTATCTTCTCCTTCACCAGTTGTACCACCTTCAGCAGATTCACCCTCACCACCAATACCTAATAAACTTGCTAACTTTATAATTGGAGCTGCAAGAGCGGTTATACCAGCTAATATGAATAAACCGGGTAATCCAAGAACTCCAAGCAATGCCAATGAATATCCTAACAAAGCAAATGCACCAGCTAATCCTGCAATAACGGGTACTAATAGTGTTAATGGTGCTAATAAACCAACCATAGCAATTATATTTGGTACCATTGCAGCTATACCACTAGATAACATTTCAAACCCTTTTCCAATTGCTTGTAAACCAATTCCTAATACTAAAACTGCAGAAGCAATTAGTAACATTGCTGCTGCTCCGGCTATGATTGCCACAGCACCAACTCCACTCATCATAATCGCACCTAATAGAGCAACTGCTCCAACTAAGGCTAACATTGATACCACAGCCATTCCAACTGCTTCCCAACTAACCTTCATAAATTCTTGTACTGCTTTTCCGAATACGAATACTGCGGCTGCAACTACTAACATAGCTGCCGCACCTTTGAGTACTTCACTCATTTTAATTTTGGACATGGAATCCATAATTCCACCCTTTTTACCTATATCACCACCACCAGTTATTTTTTCACTAATAGAATCTTTTGCTTTTGAAGTTACACTCTCAGTAGCTTTTTTACCAGCACCACCAAATAATCCTCCAATTTTTTTAACAGGCCACATCAATAGGTCTTTGAGTCCTTTTCCAATAGAACCAGCAACTTTACCCATATCCATACCCAATGCTTTGAATCCAGTTCCCAATTGACCAGACATGGTAATCATACCACCCAAGCCCTCTATACTTGTTCCTAGCCATTTATTTAACCCACCATTGATAAGTTCTCCAGCTTTAGAGAACTTTTCATTCATTATGGCACCTAACTCACCAGCCTTACCTTGGTTATCAGCCATCTTTTGAAGTTCTGCAACTGATACACCTAATAAATCTGCAGTTTGTTTCTTTTGGAAGTAATCCATTTTATTGAATGATTCAATACCACCCAATGCTCTTAAAGTTTCTTTAGTTGCTCCTTCTATATCACCTTCATATGCCAATGCTCTAGCTCTATCTAAATTGATATCTCTACCCAACATTGCACCCAATTCTAATTCTTTAGTGATTGATGTTTCAAAATCTAAAAGATTATCAGCAATACCACTAAGAGTTTTCATATTTACACCCAATTTCTGAGCGTATCCAGCTGCTCTTAGAATATTCTGTCCACCATCTTTACCAAACAATGCGAATTCCTCAGTTGCTCCAGCTAAATCTTGCATCAGAGCAGCTGGGATAATTCCATTTTGATGAGCGAACTCTTGTGTGGTCTTAATCATATCTGCTGCTATATCAGTTGAACCACCATTCATTCTTGCAAATGATGCGGTTAAACCAACAGCTTCTTTATTGGAGATGCCCATATTCATAGCCATCAATCCAATATTGGCTTGTGTACTAAATGTTGCTGCATCTACTCCACCAAACTCAGATGCTAATTCTCTTACAGTTCCCGCAGTATCATCAAAGATGAACCCTAATGCGGTTGCTGACATTGTTGATGAATTTAATCCTTGTAAGAAACTCTGTCCTAATTCTCTATTTACTTCACCAAACTTACCAGCAAATTTACCAATCCCAATTACCAATGCCCCAATTGCGGCTTGTGGTCTTTTTAAGAATGTGGTTAGGGTTGAACCCAATGCATCAACCTTTTTCTTCATTGATTCAAAAACTGCTGCTTGCTCTTCTAATATATCTTTTTGTTCTTGAGTTAAAGCGGATAAGTTTTGAGCATCTTTGATTTGGGTTTGTACACTAGCTGCTATTTGCCCCTGTTGTGCTAAGAAGTCTTTAGTTACCGCCAATCGTTTATCCATTGAACCCAACTCTTCTTGAATCATTGAACCCAATAAATCAAATTCAGATTGTAATTGTTGTTTTTGCTCAACATCATCACCAGTTAATTGAGCTATTTGAGCCGCAATTGAAGCTTGGTCCGCATAGGCCTGTAATATACCATTTGCTTGTTGTTGGGCTGTTGCATTTTGCCCAGATAATTTTGAATTACTATCTATTCTAGCTGCTAATGAATTGGATATTTCAGTAGTTTGTACCGCTTGTTTTTCTTGCTGAGTGGATATTCTTTTATATACACTACTAAGAGATTGTGCACCACTTACCAACTCAGTTACAGAATCTGCTGTCTTTTGTTGAGCAACTTCAGATGCTTTTATTATTTTGACTATCTCTTTTAATCTACCTATTGCTTTTTGGTAAGCACCATCAAGCTTAGCCGCTTCCACACCTTGGTCGGTTTGGATACGCTTAATTTGCTCTAATAACTGAGCTTTTTCTTTAAGTAGATTATTACCCTCAGCCATTTATTTATAAATCTTTAAGAAGTTTTTCTAACTCTTCTCTTTCTTTTTTAAGTTTTTCAAGCTTATTTACCACAGGTCTTGGTACATTCTTTTTCTTAGCTTGTTGAATGAATCTATCTACTGTCCCTTGTTGCATATCATCAAAGAAACGATTGATAAATCCAGCAATAGATGCTTCAGTTAATTTTTTCTTTTGCATACGAATATCTCCATTTATACAACTATAAATATAAGATATAAAAAAAGTGAAGATTATCTTCTAACCTTCACTTTTGATTTTCTTTCAACCTTTTTATATTCTTCAGCTTCTTTCTTTTTTAACTCCACTAACTTCTTAAAGTAGAACTTTCTCCATTGTATAGGCATGAAGTAAACATCTCTCCAAGTAAATCCGTTACCAAAGTTAACCAACTCCCAAATTTGGTTGTGAAGTTGGATACTATAATCATTCGGAAGGGTAAAAAAACGATACCCCAAACGGGATATCGAGTGCCTCCTCTTCACCCGTCAACTCTGAAACAAAGTTGAATGTTAAATCCATATCAGGACTGATTTCTCTTACGAATTTTCTGAATGCTTTTGTATCTAATGCTAAGAATGAATTTTGAACCCACTTAGTGATATATCCTCTATCTTTATTACCATCTACCGATTGAATCATATATTTCAAACGAGTAGTTACATCAAATGTAGCATCTCCTTTTCCTTTATATAATCTTGCTAATGCTTGGTTTTCTTTTGTAATTTCTAACTCATCACCATGTGTTAGAAGTTTGAATTCCAACTCTGCCCCACTTTTAGGTAAAGTAAACTTATATAGATTATCACCATTTAAGATTTTTTCATCAAAATCTTTGGTTTTTACTCTCGATAAATCAATATTTACTTTTTGTGGTTCTAATGTAGATGGGTCAGTTATTTCTACTTCATAATCTGAACCATAACCCAATACTCTTGTTGCCAAAAGAATTGCATTTTTATCACCAATAAAGATATCTTTAACATCTAAATTTGGTTCTACAACAACCGATTCGAATAATTTATCTAAAACTACTCCTTTTTTAATTAGAGATTGTGATGCAAGAATATCTTCTTCTCTTGCTGTCATATATTTAATCTCAATATTTCCTTTTCTTAAAGGATGTCCTTCTGGGTAAAGTAATCCCTTTGATGGTAAATCTATTACCTCTGTTGGGAAATCAAATTTATTTTCGTTCATAATTAACCTTTATTTGTTTGTATATATAAGTATATCAAAACTAAAAAGTTGTAAAACGAAAAAAGGTTCTCACTAAGAGAACCTTCTTCAATTTATAGATAGTAGTGGATAATATCTTAAAATTCTAAAATAGCGTAATCGTAAGCAATGGTTAACGAAATATCGGCAGGGTCATTAGATGTAAAATCTAAATCGTTAAAATTAGCAGCTGCAATATATGCACCCATTAATTTCCATTGTTCAATTTTATCACCAACAGGTCCTAACATATAGAAATCGATATCTTTTTTGTAGAAACTTGCATATCCTTTTCTACCTGTGATTGATTCATGTCCTAATCTTATCCATTCCATCACTTGTTGTGCTCCTGAAGGAACGATTGGGTCATATAGAGTAATCTCAATATCTTGCCACGTACCTTTACCTTGAAGTTTTCTATAAGTGTTGATATGGTCTAACTTCACTTCATCAAACTGAATTGAAGGTCTACTTGCTGTTTTAATTAAGTATGCCTCAATACCATCAATTTCCATGATGTATCTGTTCTTCATCTTCGGTTCGAAGTTGGTGAACATCATTTCGTTAAATTCTAATACTTCTGCCATTTTTTATTTTCCCTTTTATACTAATAAATATTAGTTATTCATTTTTTTGTTATGCTGAGAACGATGCTCCAGTTGGTAAGATGTTGAAATCAATTACAATGAATTCAGCTGTCTTAGCCGGTTGTAAGAAAATCTGTCCAGCAAGTATGTTTCTATCAACTACATCAGGTGTGTTGTTAGTTTCATCCATAACTACTTTAAATGCGTACAATCCTTGTCTTTGTTGGATATCCGCTAAGTAAGGTTGTACAGTGTTGATAAATCTACCTCTTGTTTTAGCAGTATTTTGTTCGAATACTAAGAATCGAGATGTAGATGCTACAAATTTCTTAACATTGATTAACAATCTTCTTACATTGATTCTATCCAATGCAGATGCTTTATCTTGTAAAGTTTTCTGTCCGAATGCCACAATACCTTGACCAGGGAAAGTTGCGATTGGATTTACTTTGTTTTCATATAAAGTATCTCTTTCAGAATGTGTTAATCTATTAAGAACTGATACAGCTCCTACAATTCCACCTCTATTTAAACCAGCAGGTGCGAACCATTCAGCGGCGATAGCATCATTTGATGCATAAACTGCTGGAAGTAATACTGAAGGTGGTACTGAAATTAGTTTGTTAGTTCTAGTATCTACTGTCTTAACCCAAGGATAATAAGAACCTACATAGTTCGAATCGATTGAGTTAGCTTGAGTAGTTACTTGTGCGATTGTATCATTTACTGAAGTTAAATCAGCGATGTAGAAACAATCTTGTCTAGCTTCTACCATATCAATCACATCAGTAGTTACCGCTGGGTGTAATCTTCTTACAATACCAGGAGTTACTACCATATTAATATCATATTCATCAGCGTTTGAAATTGCGTTTACAGCTTTAGCGTATGCTACTGAACCACTAGCAGTTGAATCGGTTAAATCAAATCCTTGAGAATTCCCAGAAGAAATTGAACTTCCTAATGAAATCTCTCTAGCAGGACTCATACCATCAAATCCACCTTGGAATGCCAATGTGAATTGTCTCTTAATCATATCAGCTGTTGCTGAACCGGTCATTTCTAATGATAAACCAATTCCACTTACATTACCATCAAATCCAAATGCTACATTTGAACCAGCTCCAACCCCTTCAGGTAGTGGTTTTAAGTAGTTTGCATTATCATCTTTAACACCAGTAGTTTCGAAATCGAAACCAGCATATTGGTAAGGATTACCAGTTGTGTTAGAAATTGATGAAGTTTGGAATACTGCAGCTGGAACGATTGTTTCATCAGTTGCTTTAATTGGGTTAGAGTAAGCTCCATGTCCAAATGGTGCAGCTGATACAGGGTATGAACCTTGTGCTGCAACTTCTACTCTAATATATTTTGAGTTATTTATCCAATCACCATTTTCGGTAATTTTACCTTCTGAATCAATAGTGTTATATCTATCACCAATTACTCTTGCAATATAGTTTGCTGAGTCTGGGTCTAAGTTTACATTGTTGAAAGTTTCTAATACTACTTTTCTTTTATCAGTATCAGAGAATGAACGAATAGTTACACTAAATACTGAATAATCAGTTCCACCATCTTCACCTGCTGCTTTAACACCAGAAATAGAAACTTTGAATCTTGTGTTTTCACCATTACCATGACCTAAAGTATGGAACTTAAATAGGTCATATCTTTCACCGGAGATTAATTGTGATTTTACGAATGGTGTTGATGCCCAACTAGCATCGTAAGTAAAGTTTTGAGTTGGTAAAGCTTCTGCTAATACCGCTTTACTTTCAGTTACATTTAAATTAATATCACTTACTGCGTTTGGAAAGTAAGAGTAAACATAAGCATCTTTAGAACCTAATGCAGATTCACCAAATACATCAGATACATCGTTATTAGCTGAAGAAAGTAAAGATGCGGATATTTCACCTATACCACTTCCACTTACTACAAATGAACCAGATACACTATCTGATGCAGTTACTGTAAATCCACTAAATCCAACTTCTTCATCACCATTATTAGTTGAGTGAAGAGTTGAAATTAATTTTACAGTTCCATCTGAACCACTAGCTACTAAACCGATTGGGTTTGCTTGGTTATAACCACCAACACCTGCTACTCTTACAATTGTTGCAGTACCAGCTTCTCTAAGATAGTTTTGTACTGCATAATCTGTATAATAAGTACCATCAGGTGTACCAAATTTATCCTCAAACTCACTTTGAG